ATATCTAATTCCTCTGCAGAGACTTTGCCTGACTTGTACCCTTCCTGTACTGAAAGATAGTAAGCTCTTGAGGCATCAGCTTGTTGCTTAAGTTGCTCAATCCGGCTATTCGCAGCTTCTTTTTCAGTTTGTGAAGCTGTTTTTGCGCTGGTTGCAACTTCGCCGTACTTTTCCTCTAACTCTTTAAATGACTTAACCACATTGAGGTTTTGCGCTTCGATAGCCACCTGGTTATCAACATAGGTACCTGCAGCAGTCGCCGCTTGTATAGAAGCTTTAGCCCATGCTAAAAACGCTTTTTGTTGCTGAGCAAGTGGCGCCTCACCGCTTTTAATGGTTTCATAGGCATTCTTGGCATCGTTAGCCAAGTTCTGCAGCACAGTGGCAGATTTAACGCCCAATGCTTTAAAGGCTTCACCCTGTAGATCAAGTTTATCGCTGATATCACCAGCAGCCTTGACCATTTCATCGATCAGTTTCTTTTGTGCGATTCCCGCTTCATCAGCCGCGCCAGACATACCTTGATAGTTAGCTTTAGTGGCCTCATAAGCCTCGCCTGTTAGCTTTTCCCAACCATCTTTAATATCTTGTGCGTCCTGCAGGGTTTCCTTTTTAAACGCATCATTAATGGCAGTAATCGCATTAGCACCATCACGGGCGCGTTTTGCCATTTCCTCGGTACCAAAAGCCTCTGCAACATTTGCCGCACCTTTGGCAATGCTTTCAAAAACACTCAATAGAGCAACTGCGAAACCTTTTATCGCAATAGTGAAAACGTTAAAACCGACTTGTACAACACCCATGGTTTGGCTAGTACGTAAAGCGAGTGCATCAAAATCTGCAACTAAGCCGGTAACAAACTCCTTCGTGCTTTTAGCTGTAGTAACAATCCACCCGGCCCACTCAGCAGCAATAGCCTTTAAACGGCCATCTTCGGCCATGGCTTTCATTTCGGTGTTAATACCGACAAGCTGATCTTTGAAATAATCCAGCACACCAGAGTCTGCGATAAGCGCTTTAAACTCAGTGAATAGATCCTTAAACTTGACTAACTGAGAGTTCCAAGTCGTCATGCGCTCGGCCATCGTATCGATAGATGAGCGTTCCATTTCATTAAACAATGCTGCAATCGCTGGGCGAGTTAATAGCCCTGCCTCGGACATTTTACGTAGTTCACCTACGCTGCGCCCCATCGCTTTAGAGAGCAATTCCCAAACAGGTACACCGTTCTCAATAGTCGTGTTTGCATCTTCGGCGGTTAGCTGCCCTTTGGCCCATGCCTGCGACATTTGGCGAATAATTGGGATAAGGGTTTCTTGGCCACGGCCATACTTAGTATTCGCTGCAATAAGCTTACGCAACGTCCCATCCATGGGATCCATGCCGTTGTTCTTAAGGATTAAAAACGCATCAGTGACTTGCGCAATACTGTTCGGGGTTTCCCGCGAAAACGCCTTGATCCATGCAAAGGCTGCATCACCCTTAGCGCCATCGTCATAAACAGCTTTTAACTGAGCCCTAAAATCCTCAAAGCCACCACCTGTATTTAATAAATTAGCTAAGGCATTACCGACTTCACGGATCCCCAAATATGCGGTACCAAACGCGAGTAATTCAGTAACTAGGCTTTTAGTTCCACTGGCAACATCAAGCGCTTTTTCTTTTAGTGCTGCATACTGACCACCAAGCGCTTTTACTTGTGATCGATTGTTTTTAATCTCAGTCTCAACACGATTTAGCTCACTGACCAGTTTCTTATTCGCATTGGTGAGATCGTCTGTTTCAACCCCAGCATTTTGCAGTGAGGCTTTTACCTGAGCGAGTTGGCTTGATAGCTTGGTGTAGTTAGCCTCAGCTTTACCTGCCTCTGCAGAGGCACGCTTAAGGTTATTGGCAGCATTAGCGATATCTGTATCAGTATCTCTATACGCTGTTTTAAGCTTTTCAGCGGCAGCCGCCGCTTCTATCATGCGCTGCTTTGCAGTTTCAATTTCAGCGTTATAACTGTTGGCGGCGGCGGTATTTTTCTGCAATGCCTGCAGGTTAGCCAGTTCGACCTTTAATGCTTTGGTTTTATCGGCTAACTCAGATTGAGAGGACGCCAGAGAACGATTGCTAATACCTGCAGATTCAATATTGCCTTTAAGTTCTGCAAGTGTCGCGCTGGTTTTTTCATAATCTGTTGATAGGCGTCTAACTGCGGATTCAGCAAGCTTTAGCTCGGTTCGCTGCTCTTTACTGGCTTTTTTGCTGCCATCAATAGCTTGGGCATATTTAGTGACTTCGGCTTTAGCTTCTTTAAGCCCTTTGGCCACCTCATTTAAGTGGGCTTCTAATTCGGCTTGGCGAGCAATCGCCTTTTCAGCAGCTTCTAACTTATCAAGATCTGCGGTAACGCCTGCGATACTCTGCTGCAGTTTTTGGTTGGCGCTGGCAAGGTCTTTAGTGTCAACGCCTGCGGCGTCTAATAGCGTGTTCTGAGCGCGTAACTTATCCGTTAACGATTGATAATTTTTTTCCGCTTTAGCCGCTTCTGCAGCAGCATTTTTTACAGCGGCGCCACTTTCCCGTGACGATAACGTGAGATCATCATATTCTTTGGTGGTTTTTGATAACTCCTGTCTCGCATCATTTAATGCTTGCTCTGCTTTAGCGGCGTATTGCTGTAATTGATCCGCTTTAGCAATTTCTTTTTCAGCGGCTTTAAGCTTGGTAAATTCTGTACGTAGATCGGCGCTTTCGTCTTTGAGTTTAGATAAAGCTTGGCTGACCTTATTAGATTCGGGCGTGAAAAGATCCTTCCCGCGCAAATATAGGTTAACTACTTTATCTTTAAACGACATAAATCACCTGTTAATCAAAAAAAAGCCCAGTCAGTGACTGGGCTATAGGTACACACATCACAGCGATTCGCTGCGGTGGCGGTGTGTTAGGAAGCTAAGTGCAATTCAAAGAACTGCGACTTACCAATGGGTTTGGTGGTATCGGCAAGAAGTTCGCCAGTGAGATCAAATGCTGCGTAATCTTCACCAATGAGATCAAAGCCGGTGGTGGGGGCAGGTTTCCAGCGGTGGCCTTTCAGTACGTGTGGATCGCCGTTATCATCATTCATACCATCAAGAACAACAGTAACCTCGGCGCCATAAGCTACAGCGGCTTGTAGGACCTGTGAGGCGCGAATAGTGTAGGTAACTTTGATATTGTCGCCATCGGTATGGGTATAACCATTTTTAAGCACAATACCTGCCGCACGGACTTCATAATTACTGGCGGCAATGGCCACATCAGCAGCACTGGTCACTGTTACTGGTTTAGTCGTATCGATCATGTACTGAGTCACAGCTAAGCCGTTGGTATAAGCTTGAACAGGTTCAGCAGTTACCGTTGTTTCGAGTACAGTGCCGATAGTGGCCTGCAGTGCCAGCGCAATGTTTTCAGCGTTCAAGTTACTTACGTTAAGCGCAAGACTTGCTTCAGAAATACGTTCATTACTGGCTAAGTTACCGCCGCCGCCTTCCATGTTTTTCAGGCTTTTCTTTTCCACTGCATAAGCAAGCTTTGCTGAGCCACAGTTACCTACTCGGCGGTTATTTAAATAAATACGGCCAGAGCCAATAAAGGCTTTTTGCACAAATTCTTTCATAGTGTGATCCTTGGGTTTTACAGGTTAGATAGGTTCGTTAAAGCTGGCTTTCACAATAAAACTGATACTGGCGACTGGGATACCTGGTTGTGGCAATGAAAACTGAGCGCCTTCCACTTCTTCAAGCTGAATAAGACAAAAATCAGTTTCACCATAAAAAAGGGCCAATCGAATGGCCCTTAGTTGTTGCTCTAATTCAACCTCAGGGTCATCAACATCTGAGGTGTCTATTGTTGCCCTGATAGTCCACTGTTTCTCTGGGTGATGAATGGATTTACCACCCGGCTTATGAGTCGCCTTATCACTTCCACCTTCAATGGTAATAATGGGTAAGTTTGATAAGTCTGGAGTCAGATAAAAATAAATACTGCCACGTTTAATATTCGCCTCGGGTAACTTAAGCGCTATAGCCTCTTTAATGGCATTAGAGATCTCTATGGGTAGCTGACGATTTTCAACTTCAGGCATTGGCTTCTTTCTCCAATAGGTCCAACAAGTGGAGCATCATTTCTTCACCTGAGGGCGCAAGATCAGGCAGTAAAGTTCTAAATACTTGGTCGACACTTGGACCATGTAAAATGGCAAAGCCACGCTTATTTACTTCACGTTGAGCACTGGGGCTAAGCTTCATGCCCGGTGGTGGTCGAACAGCTAATCCTTTTGCACCTGCTCCACCTTCTCGCCCTCGTTTCAGCGGTATCATAAAACCGCTTTGCATGTGTGAACGGCCGCCATTAGCTTTGACTTTGATTGATACCCCATTGGGTACCGCGCCTTTAGTTTTACCTGTTTTAAAATGCTGAATAGGATCAAATCTACTAAGCAGCAATGGTCTAACATTGGCACTAACAATAGCCTCAAGCGTTTTTGGTTTTGATTTAGTGGAAACTGAAATTTTGCCGCGGATATAAGCTTCTGTAAGATTCAGTTCTTTACCTATTCGCATCACTGATTCATTTAGGGTGACGTTTGCGAAATGGTTAATGGTTTCTGATAGCGCACGTTTCGCGGCTTCACTGCTTAAACCATAGTCGCGAGCCAGCCGATCTAGCTCGCTACTATCAAAAACTGCGTATGAACTCATAGCTTAATAACCGAATAAGTAACACTAAACTGATCGAGCGCGGCAATTTGTTCGAGGCGATATCTAGCAGTGATATTCATAGCGCTATCGAGTGTTTCAATAATGGCACCACTTTGCTTGTCATTGACCTCATGGCGCTGAAACTCAAGAAAATGGCTATCAATGGTTAAGCCATCAGCGCGGCCATCGTAGGTACCGACAAAGTTGCCGTAATCATCCTGAATACGTAAATCATTGTGGTAAATGGTGTCGACAGTCGCCTCCCTGCGATCTGCCTGACCTTTTGCCGTGAAGTAAGCCGCAACGCCAATAGTGCCAAACACTACTTTATCGCTACGCCTTACTGCGGCGTCAAAATCAAACCGTCTTGACATAATCCAACACTTTAATCAGCGCATAATCATCAGCGGTGATCTCGGTCGCTTTATCGGCAACTAAACGCAATTTAGTGCCATCTGGACGGCGGGTTTCAATGGTCACACTGGATTGAACCATTACCTTTGGATCTGGTTGTGTTGTACCACCACCTGTTTGTGGCTCAACAGTGCCATCGTCGCCTAACAATTTTGGATCCTTCTGGGTAGTATCACCGCCAGTATCTAGTTGACTAATGTCGGTATCACCATTACCTGTATCGCCAGTGCCAGCATCACCAGTGCCAGTATCGCCATTACCAGCATCAGCATTTTTCTCAGTAATACGCTGATTTAGGCTATCAAGATGAGCGGATAACTGCTTAATATCGCCATCTGTCATTGCTTCAATGCCAAGTGTTGCTGAGGCAGCCACAATCGCATGAATAAGCTGTGTTTTGTTCATGTTGAGTTCTCTTAAGTGAGCGAGTGAAAAAATAATGGGGCGAAACGCCCCATTATTAAGTGGTAGGTTAGTTAGATACGGATAACCACAAAGGCATCCGCATCCTCAGTCACCATCAATGGCGCAGATTGCGTCATAATGTTTTCGACAGAGGGATCATCGGTGAACCAGTTTTTAGGGTAGCGCTTGGCAGCGAATACACCTTGATCATTCGCCTTGGCATCTTGAATAGCACCATAGGCGCGAACACCCTGATAACCATCATTACCTAGGATCACTGTACCATCGGGTAAGACTGGCTGTTTACTGCCGGTATCATCTTCATACTGGCCGTTATAAACCCAGATTTCTAGATCAGCACCAAAGGTGCCCTTATAGCTGGCTGTCATGCCCAAATCTTTTGGCCCAGTTTCCATTTTAGTGCGCGAACCTGAGTCGGTTTTCAGCATGTCCTTAACCACTTTAAAGCGTTTATATAAACGCCACGCGGTTTTATCCATTACTGCGATATTAATAGGCCCGTTTGCCAACATGGCCCAATCTTCAACATCATCAGTTGGGTCATAGGTATTGATATCACAGTTAGCCCATTTAGCGGCGCCAACTAAGGTGATGTTATTACCAGCATCACGTTTAAAATCGACTTCCTGAGCTGGATAATCCTCACCCACGATCATCACTTTACCCGTAACAACTGCTTGTACTGCCATCCATTCTTCACGGCGAAGGATCTTGAGTTCCTGTTCGCCTAAGAGGTGAGTTCTCCACCATTGGCGGCGCTGGGCTGCGCTTAAGGTACCACCAGATTTTTCACCCACCTTAACCTTGATTGGTAAGCTAGGATTAATAATATCCTTAGGTTTTACATAAGCTGGCAGCAAGGTTTCACGAGCAAAGCCTTGTTTACGATTTGCTTTACCCGCAACCATAGGGCTAACAAATGGGGCAAGCTTGCCACTCTGGCTAATCTTATCGAAATGAATTTCTTCGGTTTCAAAAGTCATTTCATTTGGGAAGAACATCATTAAAAAGAACGGATTAAACTTAAATAGCTTTTCCGTAATACCAAGCATCTGATTAGTAGTCAGTGTTTCCATATTTGTTACCTGCTTAAAAATATAAAAGGATCAGCAAAACAACGCTGAGGGGTAAGCGATTAGTATTCGCGAGGCAATTGCAACGAAATTGGTGTGCCTACGAAAGCTGTAGCCTTTTTCGCTGCAGTATTAAAACTTGCAGGCCAATTGACTAGCTCAGGGTTAAATGAACCCGATTTAATCACGGCTGCTTGCTTAGCGCCTGCTGTGGCATCGATTGGGAAAGCAGTCATACGCGTGGCGACTTGCGAACCATCGTTAGCGGCTAGGTCTACCGCTTTAAACTCGCCAGTTGCGGTGACTTGGCCAAGTGGAGTTCTAGCTTCCAAAACTTGCCCGGAAGCAATGGTAACTGTAGTGGTATAAACGGGGTCGCTACCCGTTTCCCATGTTTCATAGTTAAATTCCATAATTGGATCCTTGTTAACAGGTTAAGCAGTGAATACTTAGGTAAGGTTGAAGCGGATTAGGCTTTAAATCCGCCGTTATAAACAGCCAATGAATCTGCGATCACTTTGTCATCGCCGGATAATTCGCCAGCATCGGCGCCAATATCTGGGTTTCCGTTTTCCATGGCAGCTTCAAATCCAGAATTAATACCACTTTGAGAGCTCGCTTCGGTTTTAGGCTTATCTTTAGCGGCAGCTTCTAGCGCAGCAGTGACTTCCGTGGCGCTCATATCTGTGTTGTAAGCAAAGTGTTCTGCAAGTGCTGGCGATGCCTTAGCTTGTTCGCTACCCATAATGGTCTTTATTCTGTCGCGTTCTGCCGAGGCGCCCAGTAATCCGCCTGCTCCGACTACAACTGTGGTTTCTGCTGTTGTCGTGCTGGCTTCTTGCTGTTGTTGTACTGCAGCAACTTGCTCTTGGATTTTTGCCGAGGCAGCTACGGCAGGTGCGCCGGTAGTAGCGTCAACGGTTGTGCTATTTGGATTTTCCATACTGGTACCTATGAAGTTGAAATGGGCGGTTTGGTTTGAATCATTAATAATGTCGATAATGTCGTAGGCATTGACCATTTGATCAGCAAGTCCAATATCAATAGCCTCTTGGCCGCGATAAGTGGCCGCCTCAGTCGCCAATATCTGATCTATGCTCATGTCCATATTGCTGGCCACTAACTCAGCAAACTCTTGTCTTAGCTGATCACATTGGGTTTTATAGTTCTTATGCACATCATCAGGTAAAGATTCATATGGGTTGCCATCGACTTTATGTTCACCTGAATATATAAGCGTGGCTTCAATGCCGACCTTCTCTAACCATGGACCTTGATTGATATGCAGCATGACTACGCCAATAGAACCAGCAATGCCGTTCTGCGTAATAAAGCGCTTCTTAGTTTGTGATGAAATTGCCATACCAGCAGAGCAAGACATATCGTTGATCAGGCTATAAATTGGTTTCTTCTCACTGGCCTGTTTAATAAAACGGGCAAAGTCGAATAACCCAGCAACTGTGCCGCCTGGTGTTTCGGTATCCAGCAAAATGGCGTGTACTGCAGGATCCTTTAATGCAGCCTTAATCTTCCCTGCCAGTTCACGATATCCCCAACTCCACCAACTAAAACGGTGAGCCAGAGGACCAATGACCTGTATACAAGCCACACCATCCACAACCCGATAATACTCACCTTCGGTAAAATGAAACTCGCCACCTAAGATGGCTTTAATCTTGACTTTATCAACAGCTTCAATCAGTCCTGAGTTATCCCTCAGACTGATATTTTGCTTTTTTAGAAGATGGGAAAAGTAATTTTTTGCCCAAGCTTTATCTAGAGCTAAAGGCTGATTAGTTAGCGCTTGCAGTATTTCCATTATCTTGACCTTCTGTTGGCGCAAATTGCTCTGCACTCGCCCAGCTTGGTGGTGGTAATCCTGCTGCACGGCGTTCTTCTGTTTCTCTTACTTGCTGCTCGAAGATCTCTTGATAATCTTCACCCATGATCGACAATTCTTTCTCATAGGTAGATAAGCCGCCTTCAATCCTTAACAGCGCTTCTTTTACTTCTTTCACACCATCAATGGCTAAACGTCCTGCACCAATCCAACTAGCTCTTGACCAAGCAGCACGGGCTTCATAGTAGTTAAACTGAGCTTTTCGAGGCAATTTGATGATATTTAAGTTAATCGCTTCTTCTAGCCACAATTGATAAATCTCGGACGCATAACGGGCGGCAATAATTGCTCTACGGCCAAGAAAGTAACGCCATTCATTCATTAAAGAAGCACGGGCCGATGAATAGCTCACTTGGCTGTAGTCTTTTGCAAGCTGCTCGTAACTGATATTTAAACCAGCAGCTACATAGCGCAAAATGGACTTTTCAAAGGCGGCAAAGCCGTTATCTACGTTACCTGGGGCATTTAACTTAAACTTTTCACCAGGCATTAAATGGGGGATTTTTACCCCATTCATGGTGATGTTGGCGCTTGAGTGATAAGCCTCAACAGTGCCCATATAATCGAGTAGTTTCTTAGATCCATTGGTATCACCGCCAATAATCTGGAAGGCGGTATCTGCATCTAGCTCTGTCTCAATAGTGGCGGCATACATGGCGTTAATTATGGCGTTTTGCAGTCTTACGCCTTGGTACTTGTCCAGCATTTTTAAGCGGCTGAGGACAGAAATAAATCCTGTAGTACCACGGCAATTACTATCACCATTAGGATCGAAAATATGGATAAACTGTTTACGGCCCCAAGGTTTATAAACCTTAATTTCTTTCCAAGTACCGCCAAGGCCAAGGCTAAAACCAAAGTTGTTATCATTGGCTTGTCTAACGCAATAGGCTTTTGCTGCCCCATATTTATTAAGCCTTACACCGCCTCTTAAACTGGTCGTATCCATTGCACCATTGGGATTGCATACCCTATGGGGCGATATCATCTTTATCGCGGTGCGGTATGGGCTGCCATCGTGATTAATCCACTCTGCAGCGGCCAT